TTTTAAAAACAAGACCTGATGGCTGAAGAAGCCACTTTTCCAGACGCCCTGAGGTGCGCCCTGCCTGTTGCTGCGGGTTGCGCCCTCTTCGGTGCCGGTGTTTACTGGTATGGGAGGTATGTGTTGTCTAAGATTTTGCATCGCGAGCCAGCTCATGTGGCTTTGCGTTATGCTTTCAAAGACATGCAGATCCAGGCGGATGTGGAGGAACAGCAGGAGAGAAACCCTGATTCCACCCATACGCATCCCGTCCATGCTAAGTACCGTTCCCTTGCGAGTGCCTTTGCGGCCCGCCTTGCCACTACCAGTGGACTGTTACCTCAGTTCTACCAGTGCTCCAAGCGTGATCTTGAGCACGGGTATGATGGCACGCGTGAGTACTACGAGTTCAAGGATGTTGTTGTCCCTCCCCTGCTTCCCCGCCTAGACGCCGGGATGCATGTCATGGTTGACGTGGACTACTACACCAAGACACCGTTTGTTTACTCCGATGGGAAGCCCATACTTTTGTATACCATTCTACCCTCACAGGTGGGTCGTAGTGATGGCGAGGTTTCTGCCTCGTTCGATAGGGATGGTGTCTACCACATGAACGTTTCAGGAGGTGCTGAGTACAAACACCCTCTTTGGAACCACACGTCTAGCGATGTTTTTGTCGCTGACCATGGTTACCTACTTGGTTTGCTGGGGCCGTTTACTGTTTACCAGCAAGACGTCAAACACGTGTTCGACGACCGGGCAGTCGTTTTGTACACGCCACTCGCGCACTACACTGGCCTCACTGCTGTGGTTGCACGTTGCGCGAGGGCTCTGGGCCTTCTTCGAGGGGCTACTTTGGAGCGCATTAAACCGAACGTCTGTGAAGGCTTCGTGTGCTTGCGCACAATGACCTCGGAAGGCACCACAGTGTCCATTGGGCGTGTAGATAGCCCCTACGCACTCACACTCCCAGAGACTGATTTTGAAGCAGCACGCTGCCATTTTCTGTCCTGCGTAAGCTCTTACGGCCAGGCCCACGCTACCGTGGCCGTGGAGCTGGAGAAGCGCATTGTGCAATTGCGCGGAAAGGCAGGGTTGTTGGCTGAGTTTCTTAAAGCCAATCCTGGACCCTTGCCAATACTGTCCATAGGAACCACCATCATGGGTGAAAGGAGGTACACGTTCAACTTGGATGGGGCTGCAGAAGCCCCCCTTGCGGTCCCTTTCATGAAGCCCATTATTGCGGGAGGAGCATATGTCCCGCTAGGTGGTTTACCCGCCCAGATCCAAGCAGCTGAGGGTCGCGTCAAGAAGTTCACTGGAAATCGTGTGGACCAGATGCCCGTTAAGTACCTATCCCTCGCGGTCGAGTTTTGTCAGTTCCTCTTCCCTGAGGCGCACATCCTGGACCCCTGCACTATCGAAGAGGTTAAGCTGCGTCAACCGCGGCCTGGCCAGCAGACTCGCAATGAGGCCGCGATTGCTGGAAAACCTGATCCGTTCAAGCTCCAAGTCTTCAACAAGCGTGAGACTTACGGAAAACCAACCGATACGAGGATCATCAGCCCTGCACCGCCGATCATGATGATGGAGTGGAGTCAGTACATGTACCCGCTTTCCGATCATTTTGCACAGTTTACTGACTGTGGCCTTCCTGGCATTAGTGGTGGCAGAAGTTGTCCGTGGTACGCTTTCGGGATGAAACCCGCGCAGGTGAATGAAGCTGTTGCAGCAGTCGCCGTGAGCGCGAAAGTAGGCATTTTGGATACCGATGCAAACCGCTTTGATGGAAACGTCAAGTTGGCATTGCGTGAATTCGACCAGATGCTGCTCGCCCGAGCGTACGCCAAGCGCCACCATGGTGCGTTGTTCAAAGCGCGCCGCAAGACTTTTGGGTACATTGCCCAGACTCCTGGAGGATTTGAATACTGGACTGATACCACTCAGTTGTCCGGGTTCCCTGACACAGCCGCGTTGAACTCCGCGCGCAGTGCCTTTTTCTCCTATGCTTCGTTGCGCATTCAGGGCCTTAGCCCTGAGGAGGCACGTAAGGGTCTTGGTCTTTATGGCGGGGACGATGGTTTCACGGCTGACCTAGATGCCGAAACATTCCAAAGTGTGGCCCGAGACTTCGGCATGAGCATGGACTGCGTGTTCGTTAACCGGGGGGAGATGGGTGTGAATTTTCTGGGTAGGTATTATAGCCCCGATGTGTTCACTGGTGATACTAACAGCATGATCGATTTCGGTCGCATGATTGTGAAGTTGCACCTCACCGTTGATCCGATGGCTGCCCAGCCTTCTAAGGCTTGGGGCAAGCTCGCTGAGAAGCTGACAAGTTTGGCATGTACCGACATGCACACTCCCGTGGTTGAGGAGTTACTTGAAGCAGCTGTGCGTACGGGTCGTTGGAACAGCCCAACAGCTGAGGAGCCAAGCTATGTTGTTAACGTCCGAGCGCCTTGGATGGACTTCGTGGTTGATCAGGCATGCCTCAAGCTCAGCCTAGACCGCCAGGGAC